CTGAATGTGATCAGCCATGAGCTCCCAATCTTCGGGAGTCACAATGTTCTTCAGAAGAAGTTGAGTTCTCAGCATGTCTTGGAACATCTGAGAGAATCTCTTTCTCAGTCTTCCAACAAACTTGGAGAACTTGACTTCATCTCTCAGGATTTCAGAAGAACGACCCAGTGAGAAACCACTTCCTTCTCCTTCGATTCTGGTTTCAGGAACATTCAGAGCTCTGTAGAGTTTTCTCTGGAAGTAGTTGATATCGGTGATTTCACCAAGATTCTGACCACCAGGCAGAGTTGTGATTTCTGTTCCACGTCCACCTTCACGTCTAGGAAGCCAGAAGTCTTCCATCATCGACATGAATTTCTTGTCGTCACGAATCTCACCAGTGTTGGCATCATAAACCAACTTGTTACGATAACGCATCATGACATCACGAAGGTATTGTTCTGCCTTCATCTTGGGCAGATTACCAACGTCGATATAGAAGATTCTTCTTTCTGGTGCTCTTGACAGACGATAAATGACGAGAGAATCCTCAATCATCATCAACTGGTTCAGAGGTTTGATTGCCTTGTGCATCCAAGACAAAGTTGTTCCCTTGTTTCTGTCAACCAAACCAGAAGTACAATAGGTGACAGAATCTCTTGTCATTCTGATTGCCTTAGTAGGCGCCGCGCTATAACCAGTATTGACTGGTCCGCCATCATAAGTACCTGGATTGTAGATAAAGTATTCTTCAATGTCAGGGAAGTTATAAGTTGCAGGGTTTGTTGAACCTGCTGTTCTTTCCAATGCCTGAACGCTATCCTTTCCTTTCTTTTTCAGTTGACGCATGTAACGCATCTTGGATGCGTCAATGTACCTCAGTTCCAGAATACCATCCTGAGGTCTCTTTTGGTCAATAACTTTGTTATAGTAAAGTCTTCCGTCGATATACCAGTTACGGAAGATTTCGTGTGCTTTTTTATCAAAGTCAAGAAGTTCCAGAATGTATCTGAACTCTTCTCTGATTTTCTTTTTGATGTTATCGCTTGCTTTCAGGTTCGACAACTCGATTGCTACAGGAGTGTCGTTAGTATCAGCAACGATAGCTTCGTTGACAATATCTTCGATTGCACTATCGCACTCTGGGTAGAGTGACATAGAACGATAACGACGAATCAAATCGTTTTCGTTCTTATAAACACCTTCGATGTCTACATATGAACCAAAGAACCCCGAACTGACATAGTGTTCAGACCCATCCATATTATTGGGTGGGACTGGAGACACTACGCCAGGCGGAGTCTTATCGCCATCTTCAATTGAGAAACCAAATAATCTCGCAGCCATTATTAGAAACTAGACTCTTTTGTCTAGTTATTTATCAACGAATCAGAACCTCTCCAGCGTTACCGCCGTTGGACTGAAGTGAATCACCAATGGTGAAGTACTGAACAGCGAAGTTCACTGTGAATTGTTCAGGACTTGCGTTTTGATTGTCATATGACAAATCAATAGCACTGATTTCAGTGGGGAAGATGTCATAGAACTTGTAGGTTCTCAGAATGACTGATTCTCCACCATCATTGTTTTGGGAGAATGTTGTAGCACCTCTTCCGAGTTGCTGAACATAAGCATCAGTCATGTAAGAAGTTGGGTTAGAAACGCCAGTGGCATCATCCAACTTGGACATTTCGTTTGCCCATCTTTCAAATGCAGTTCTGAGTTTGAAGTCCTCATCGTTCATAACAGTGACCTGCCAATCAGCGAAGGTTCTGTCTCCAGCAACTTTCAGAATTCTTCCTCTGAAAGGAACATTCACGGGTTGAACTGTAGATGCTGGCAGTTGAGCTGCTTTACAAAGGAATTTGAAAATGCCATTCTCGGCATCATCTCCACTTCCCCAAGCATCAGAGACTGATGAAGGGAAAGAAGGGATTGAAACTTCGAATAGGTTGGAGCGGGCGCCACCGCCCGCCAGTTTTGATTTGAATTGTGAGAGTGTTCTGGTCTCAGCCATTGTTAGGTCCTCCTATGTTTATGTAGTAATGATCAAACAGTTCCAACAACTTCTTCGAAGGCAACTCCAGTACGGGTTGCGACGAAGGTCAAGGTGACGTAGTTGATAGACTTGGTTGGCTTCAGATAGATGTCAGCTCTGAATTCATTGTTGTCAATCACATCAGGAGTGTTATTTGTCTCATCACAAACAACCAAGAAGTCATAAAGTCCTCTCTTAGCCTGGACATCTCTCAGATAAGGTTCAACGATGTTAACGAAATTGGATCTCGTGTTGACATCATTGAGTTCGAACAGTTGTGCGTTAGCGGCTCCTTCCAGAGCTTGTTCAACTGTCAGGAACAGTCTTCTAACGTTGATTCTGTCAAACGCGGATGAGTAACCAAGAGCTGTCTTATCACCGAAGAGAACAATTCCAGTTCCAGGCTGATTGATGATTGAGTTGACTCTTGCTGGATAGAGAAGGTCTCTCTGTGCCTTGTTGGGGTTGTAAGCCAACTTGATAGCGTTATTCAGAACACCTCTTTGTTGTCCAGCTGGTGAGAACCAAGGATAAGCCAGAATTGATGTTCTAACCATCAGACCTGCTGTATCACCATTACATGGGATGTAACGGAACTCATTGTTAAATCTGTCGTAAGTGTACTTGTAACCACTATCAAATACCGCGTAAGAGGAACTTGACAGAGGAGAGAAGTATCTCAGAAGATTGTTTGTCTGAGTTGTAGAGTTAGAAACATTAACAACGTTGGCTCTGTGTGGTGAAATAGTAGCCACACAATCCTTTCTACCTTCAGCGATAGAGATACAATAGTTGGCCTTAGCTTGTGAATCCGTTTCAGCACTCAAACCAGGACCCATGATGATGTAATCTACTTCGATTTCATCTTTGTTGTCGAAGTATCCGTAACCTGTTACCAGATCACCCAGTGTGGCGTCCATACCACCACCAGCTTGGTAATCTTCACCACCACCAAGTGTGTAACTTACGTTTCCAACTGCACTGAAGCGAACATCTTGTGCTTCCTGACCCCAGATACCTTCAGCTGTTGTATAAGCAACGAAGTCGGTTGAGAAACCAGTTGCCAGAGGAGCGGTACCCCAATAAGCATCAGCTTCATTGGCGGGACTATAACCAGCCCAGATTTGCTCAGAACCGTTGGCGATGTAGTCCTTATAGTAAGTCTTGGTTGGAGCCTCACCATCAGCGGAAGCGTCAAGTGCCTTAGAAAGGTTCAGATGCTTCTCAAGGAGGTTACCTTGAATACCTGTAATAGTTCCAGTGTCATCAACGACAACAACGTGGAGACCATCACCACCACCATTTCTGCTGGATGAATAATTACTCGAAACAGGTCTAGGAGCCAGAGACTTCCAATAGATGGTTGAGTTGGTCAGACCCAAAGTCTGTTCATCATACCAATCAAGGATGGAGGAAGCAGTAGAAGTTCCAGTCGTAATACCTGAACTGTTAACGAAGTTCAGTGAATCACTGGCTTCGAAAGCAGCTGCTGGGTTGCTCTGTTGATAATCCAACAGATAAGTTGTTCCAGCGGATGAAACACGAGCAACAACCTTAACTTCAACTGTTGAGTTGGAGTTGACTGCATCAGTTGTAACACCAGTAATGATACCCTTCAGGTAACCATTAAACTCAGTAGTTGTTCCAGCACCAGGAAGAATAACACTTGAGAGAGCTGAAGTAACTCCATTACCAACAACAGCACCAAGAGCACTTGGGTTAGTTGTAGCAATACCAATGATTTGGTCAGCAGCGTTATCAATGAAGCAAACCTTCATTGAACGAGCCCATCTACCAGGGTTTCTAGCAGCGTAGTAGAAGGTTGTATCGTTTCTGTGATTCTCTTCGTAATCGTCGTAGTTGTCGATTCTCAGTGATGAAGTAGAAGCAATACCAACACCTGCGTTGGAGTTTGCCAGTGCACCACCACCAATTCTTACAACTTTCAGAACACCACCGTATGACAGGAATTCCGAACCCGTCATCCAGTACTCGTACTGACGATCAGTTGAAAGAGGCTGTCCGAAAGTATTGATGTACTCCTGCTGGGTGTTGATCTGAACTGGCTCGTTTACAGGACCAATTGAGAAGGGGCCAGCGATAGCACCAATATTATCGAGAACGTTTTCGGCTCTTCCGACTGTAAGATCAACTTCCCTGATGAGTACACCAGGAGATAATTGAGGAGTCGCCATGTTTTTCTCCCTAAAAGTTTCTCAGTTTATCTGATAATATTTAGAGATTTGGGTGTTTTGGGAGCAGAAGCAGCGCATAAGCACTACCAATCTGGGTAATTCCAATCAGAAAAGATTCTTCTGTCTTTTCTGTCCTTTACTGCTCTCCTTATGGAGCACACTTTACATTCATATGAATAGGAAGAAGCATTCTGTCCTTTATTTTTTCTCAACTTGTAGAATCCATCAATGAGGTTCTTAATCTCACCACAAGTTCTACATTTTCTATCACTGAGGAATAAGTGATTCAGAGATAACTGGTCATCAAGGTCCATCAATACTTACCCCAGAGTTCCCATCCTCCTGCTGCTACTCCATACTCATCAAACGCATCAGATTTGGAAGCGTACCATCTGTCGCCATCATCAGACACAAAACTCTCAGCGTCCAGACCATCAGAGATAAAACCAAAAGGAGCCATGTCCTGTTCAATTTGATTCTTTTGCTCTTCATAGAGTCTCTTCCTTACGTCTTGGTCAGTAAGTTCCTTAAAGTAATCTTGTGCAACTAACCACGCATAAATCACCAGACACATTGCCAAGTCATCATTACAACCATCCTCAGCCTCGAACGAACTGTTCTTCTGAATAAAGGTTGTCATTTCAGAGATGATGTCAATGTCACAGAAAAGAAGTTTGTTCTCCTCAATCATTGTCTTGAGGTTGAGAGAACCAACCTTCTTCACAGTCTTGGACATTTTGACACCCAGTTGTGTCTTGTTTCCTGAGAAACCTTGTCCAACAATCTGACCTGCTCTACCTCTCATAGAAC